TCACGACCCTCCGCTGGGAAAAGCAAAGCGCGCCGCGATCCGGCGCTGCCAGGGGGCCGAGAGCGGGCTTTCCAGCACCGCATGGCCCGAATAGGCGTGAATGAAGGCAGCATCGCTGCCGGTGCGGGACAATATCCCCAGATGCTTGGCGACAGACCCGGCGCGCATCCGGAACAGCAGCACCTCTCCCGGCTCTGGCTCAGCCCCCGCAGGGCACTCCCGCAGATGCCGCCGCGCCGCCGCCCACAGCCGCTCCTCGCGCGCGGGTTCCGACCAGTCGGCCGTATAGGCCGGCACCGGCTCGGGCTCGGCCCCATAGACCTCGCGCCAGACCCCGCGCAGCAGGCCAAGGCAATCCGCACCCGCGCCCCGGACCGAGGCCTGATGCCGATAGGGCGTGCCGATCCAGCGCCGCGCCGTCGCCACGATCCGCTCTGCAGCCTCGCGCTCGCTCACGGCACCAGATCCTCCACCGAAAACTCGTCGCCCCCGCCGCCGCCGGTCTGCGAGGCGCGCACCGGCGAGACCGTCAGCCAGTCCTCGCCCGGGATATGCGGGTAGCCCCTGAAATTCGCAAAATTCTGAAACTTCAGCCGGCACGTCTCGCCCCGCCGGTCGCACCCCGCCTCCAGCCGCAGCAGATCGCCCGGTGCCACAACCTCGCGCAGCCCCTGCCACAGCTCAACGCTGCGACCCTCCGCGTCCACCCTGTCGTTCTTGACGCTGCCCCACAGCCCCGCCGCGGCGCCACTCAGCACCGACAGCCGGCCCTTCTCGAACCAGCGATCCTCGAACTCCGGCAACTGCGGCAGGCGGAACAGCGTGCCGTCCGCCTCTCCCGCCGCCAGTTCCACGCTGTACCCCGGCTGCGACAGGTCAAACTTGCAGCGCGCATCGCCCAGCACCGCCGTGCAGCCCGCCAGAAAGATCCGCCCCTGCGTGTGGTTCAAGGGCTCGCTCAGCCCCCGCAGCTCAGCCATGAAGGCCCCACCCGCCCGCGTCAGCTCGCCCAGGCTTCCACGGAACTGCAGCAGCCGCGCCTCCGGCTCCGCCCAATTCACCAGCCAGGCCCGCACATCGGCCCCGTCAAAGCGCCCGGCCAGAATATCCGCCTCGGCAATCGCATCGCTGCGCAGCGCGCCATAAGCCTCGCTGTTATCCACCGACAGCCCCGTGGTCTGCGCCAGCGCCCGCGCGGTGATGCCGCTATCGGCGCGAAACACGATCCCCTCGAAGCTCAGGTCGCGGTCATGGTCGGTGAACCCCAGCACCGTGCCATCCTTCCGCACCACCGCCCAACAGCGGCACACCGTGCTCGCCCCGCCTGCCAGATGCGCGAACAACTCCGCCGCACTCATATCCGCACCTCAACCACCGGCACCTGCGGCACGTCCCCCGCCTGAAAGCTCGCCACTGACACCTGGATGCGGTCAGTGTCGAAGCGCACCGGCACATCGAACTCGAACCCGGCCGAAATGCGCTCGCCCGGCGCCGGCGGCACCACGAAGGTGACCATGCCGGTCACCGTATCGACCGCGTAATGCAGCCCCTCCACCAGCGCCTCGCCCTGCAGCCCCATCCGCACCGACCCCGCCACCGGCTTGGCGATGCCGCGCAGATAGCTACTGCCACCGGACTCATAGCTCTTCACCAGCCCGAACGCCGCTGTCTCGCCATCTCCCAGCGCGATGAACTGGTCATCGAACGCCACCTCGCGCGAGGCGGGGCAGGATTTGAAATCCGCCCAATCCTTCCAGCGGAATCCGTGCAGCTGCCCCGCCCGCGCCTCGAAGAACGCGATCAGCCGTTCGACATCGTCGAGGCTCCGCAGCCCCAGCCCCGCATCATAGCGCCGGCGCGATTGCGACCAGGGCGTGTTGCGTTCTTCGAACCCGTTGGCCAGCGTCACGATCTCCGTGCGCCGCTCCGGCCCGCCGACCGAGCCAAAGCTCAGGTTGGCAGGAAACCTCACCTCGTGAAATGCCATGCTACTTGTCCCTCATGCTGCCTACGGCAGCGGCTCCCTCTGCCGCCTCAGCGGTTGCGCTCGCCGCGCGACAGCGCCCGGCCCAGCTGCGCCGCGATCTGGCTCTGGCTGCGCGCAAAGCCCGCCGCATCCGGCGTCGTCACGTTCATCACCACATTGACCGCCCGGCCCCCGCCCTGCGCCTGCACACCCAGCCGCCCATCGGCGCCGCGGGTCAGCGGCATGATCGCCTCGGGCCCCGCCTCACCCATCAGCCCCCGCCCATTCCGCATCGGGAAGGTCACCGGCGAGGACACGACCCCGCCCTTGGCAAAGGGCATCACCCGCCCTTGCGAGAAGCTGCCGCCCTTCTCGAAGGGAAACAGCCCGCTCATCAGGCTGTTCATCCCGTTGGCAATCGCCCCCGCCGCCGCCGTCTGCACCGGCCGCAACGCAATCGCATAGACGCTGTCCGCCATCGACTGCGCCACGGTCTTCAGCGCGTCCGACAGCTTCAACCCATCAAAGATCAGCCCGTCAAAGGCACTGCGCAGCCCGCGCCCGATGCCCGTGGTCAGCAGCGAGACCTCGCGGCTGGTGAAGGTCATGCTCTCCTGCATCCGCAGAAGCTCCTCGCCGAACGCCGCGGTCATCGCCTCGGCCCCGATCAGCGCCCGCTCCAGATCCGCCGCCTGCCGCGCCAGATCGTCCATGCCGTCCACATCATCCATCGCCGCCCTCCTTCACTTGTGTCGGCCCTGCGGGAAAATCCGGCCATCTCCGTGCCAGGTCCTCCAGCCGCGCCCGCGTCAGCGGCCCCGCGCCCGCCTCGGCGCCCAGCAGGATCGCCAGTTCCGCCGGGGTCAGGCGCCAGAACACCTCGGGCATCAGCCCCAGCCCGCGCAGCCCCGCCCGCATCAATCCGGGCCAGTCCATCCCCGCCATGTCTTCACCCCGGTGGCAGCGCGAAGGCCCGCGCCAGCAGCTCTGCCGCCACCCGCGCCGCCTCCACCGGCCCGCCGCCGATCTCCACCGTGCGCAAGTCCCCGGCGCTCCCGTCCCAGCCGCCACCGCGCAAGCCCGCCACCAGCAGCGCCAGCACGTCGCGGCTGGAAAACCGCCCGCCCTCGAACCGCTCCACCAGCGCGATCAGGCTGTCCTCGGCCAGCGCCGCCTCCAGTTCCGCCAGCGCGCCCAGCGTCAGCTTGGCCACATGCCGCTGGCCGTCGAGCCAGACCGCCACCTCGCCCGCCCAGGGGTTGGCCATCACAGCGCCACGAAGTTGAGCACGCCCGCCGAGGCCAGCGACAGCTCATAGCTCGCCTCGCCATTGTGGCTGCCGGCATATTCGATCGCGGTGATCTGGAACGGCCCCTGCACGATGCCGAAATCGGGGATGATCACCTGGAACTGCGGCACCTCGCCGTCAAAGAAGATCTGCCGCGCGCGTTCATCCGTCGCCTGGTCCTTGAAGATGCCGGAGCCGGAGATCGAGGCCGACTTCACCCCCGCCCCCGCCAGCAGCTCGCGCCAGCCCCCCGTGCTCTCGAGGCTGGTCACATCGACCGTTTCCGCGTTGAAGCTGATGCGCGTGGCGCGCAGCCCCGCGATGGTCTCGAATTGCAGCCCGCCGGTGAGGTCGAGCTTGATGAGCAGGTCTTTGCCGTTTTGCGCAGCCATCTGGGAAAACTCCGTGAATGTGGCCGGCGGCCGGGGGCGCTGCCCCCGGACCCCCGGGATATTTGGGCCAGCAAGAAGCTGAAGAGATCAGTCCTCGATGCGGGCGCGAAAGCTCAGGTCGATGCGGCGCATCTCGCCGGTCTGCACCCGGCGGGCGCGCGCCTTAAGGAACCACATCCCGACCAGATGGCCGCGGCCGAGGGTCAGCGGCGCGCCGGTGAGAGCGTCCGACACCGCGCCCGCAACGGCCTTGGCCTGCTGGAAGCCCGAGGCATCGGTGACGACGCTGACGGTGAACTCGTGCAGCGCGCCGCCGCCCGTTGCATCCGAGGCATCGCGCACATCCTCGGGGCCGAGGCTGACATAGGTGCCGGTGACCGTGCCGGGCGGCACCGCGTCATAGATCGCGGGGCCCACCAGCGCCGCCAGCGCGGCATCGGCGCTCAGCCGCTGGAACACCGCCGCCTGCAGGGCGGCGCCGCTTGCATAGCTCATGACGGCACCTCCTCGCGGGCAAAACAGGTCAGGTAGGCGGCGCGGGCATCGGCCTCGGTCACCGCCAGGATGCGGTAGAGCCGGTCGCCGTCGCGCAGCCGCTGGTCGGGGCGCGGGCGCGAGGGCGCGCCGGGCGCCGCCCCGCGCACGGTGATCCGGTAGGGCACGGTGGACAGGGTCACGAACTCCCCCGCCCGCTCGGTGCCGCTGCCGGCCACCACGCTGGCCCAGAGCGTCCCCAGCGCCGTCCAGCTGGTGGTGAACCCCCCGGCGCCATCGGGCAGGCGCTGCATCTCCTCCAGCACCAGCGCGCGGTTCAGGACCGGCGCGCTCATGTCCGCACCCCCGAAGGCCGCCCACCCAGCACCCGCACCGTCCTCCAGCGCTCGATCAGCGCCATCACCCCGAAGGGCATGGCGCTGGGGATACCCGCCTCGTGCCGCTGCTCGTGATATTGCGCCGCCAGCAGCAGCACCGCCTGGCGCAGATCCACCGGCACATCGGCCCAGGCCGGGCCGAACCCGGCGGTAAAGGCGATCTCGGCCACCCCGCCCAGCGGGATGCCCGCCAGCATCGCCCCCGTCGCCACGATCCGCGGACGATGGGCATCCTTCACCAGCCGCCAGCGGCCCGGGTCGATCACCGTGGCAACCCCCTCCCGGTCCCGCATGGTGACGGACGCCACCGCCACCACCGGCGCCACCGGCAGCGCCTGTTCATCCAGCTCGCGCCAGGCCTCCTGCTGCCACAGGAACTCCCGCGCCAGCAGGATCTTCGCCGTCCGCCCTTCGATGGCGGCCAGCGCCGCGCGCAGATGGCTCTCCAGGATCGCATCCTGCGCCGCATCATCGGCAAAGCCGGTGCCCAGGCGCAGATGCGCGCGCATCTCGGCCAGCGGCAGCGCCTGCACCGGCACCGCGGTCTGCTCGGTCAACATCATCGGCTCTGTCCTTTACCTCTACCGCCCCCAACGAGGCGGACGCGAACCCTTCACCCCCGCTCGGACGGAGGGAGCAGCTAGACGGAAGGGTGGGTTCCGGCCCGCGCCCGCCACGGGTCGGGGGTTCCCCCCGACCCGATCCGCTTCAATCGGCCGGGGGGTAAACCCCCGACCCGATCCCGATCAGGACAGCGCGAACTTCAGCAGCTTGATCGCCGCGAAATCCGACACGTCGCCGCCGACGCGCTTGGAGGCGTAGAACAGCACATGCGGCTTGGCCGAGAACGGGTCGCGCAGGATGCGCAGGTCCGGGCGCTCGGCGATGGTGTAGCCGTTCTTGAAATCGCCAAAGGCGATCGCATAGGCATTGGCGGCGATGTCCGGCATGTCCTCGGCGATCAGCACCGGATAGCCCATCAGCCGCGCCGGCTCGCCGGCCTGAAGCCCGTCCGACCACAGGAAGCGGCCATCGGCATCCTTCATCTTGCGCACCGCGCCGGCGGTCTTCGAGTTCATCACGAAGGTCGCATTGGCGCGGTATTCCGCCTCCAGCGCATAGACGAGGTCCACCACCGCATCGCTGGCGTTCAGCGAGGCGAAATCCCCGGCGGCGCCGGTCGCCACATAGCCAAGGCTGCCCCAGCTCCACGAAGCGCGCGGCACCTTGGGATGGGTCAGGAAGCCCTTGGGCTTGTCGGCACCGTCACCGTTGACGAAGGCCGCCGCCTCGGCACGGGCGAACTTGTCGGCGATGCGGTTCGCCAGCCAGCTCTCGATGTCGAAGGCACTGTCATCCAGCAGGCGCTGGCTGGCCTTGGGCATCGCCGACAGCTCGTGCAGCGGAATGCTGATGCGGTCGATCTGCGGGGTGGTGGTCTCGGTCAGCGTCGCGGTCTCGCTCGCCCAGCCCGAGCCCATGTCGCTATGATCGACCAGCACGTCGAAGCTCGTCGCCTCGACATTGACCACGCTTGCAACCTGGCGCAGCGACGAGGTCGCCTTCAGCACACCGCGGATGGTTTCGGACGTGACCGGATCGACCAGATAGCCGCCCTCGGCCGCCACGGCGGTGTTCAGCGCCTTGCCCTCCAGCGCGAGGTTGCGCAGCCCGTCATCATCGCCGCAGCGCAGATAGGCGGCAAAGGCCTTGGCGTGCGGCACCCCGTCCTGCACGGCAGCCGACAGCGCCGGACGGCCAGCGTTCGGGGAGTAGTTCTTGCGATCCAGCATGGTCACTCGCTCTTCTGGTTGGTGTTGCCTGGTTTTCATCTCGGCGCGAAAGCCCCGGAGCTCGCTCAGGAACCCGGTCAGCGCCGCCGTCGCCTCAGCCACGGGATCAGCAGGCACAGCTCCGCCGTCCCCGGACATCGTCTCGGTCTTGGTCATCGTTTCACCTTTCGGAAATCGGCCCCCTGGCGAAGGGCCCGTTACAGCCCCGCCAGTTCGGCCCGCGCCGCGCGCAGCGCCGCCGTCAAGGCGGGCCAATCCGCGCCTTTCGCCTCGGCCACCCGCGCTTCGGGCAGCATCGGGAAGGTCACCAGCGACACCTCCCACAGCTCCAGCACCTTCAGCCGCCGCCGCCCGCCCGCATCCTTGGCGGCCGTCACGGTGCGATACCCGATCGACAGCCCGTCGATCGCCCCCGCCGCGATCAGCGCCGCCGCCTCGCGCCCCTGCGCCACGTCGGTCAAGAGCCGCCCGCTGACCCAAAGCCCGCGCCCGTCCTCGCGCACCTCGTCCCACACGCCGATGGGGCACGCGGGATCATGCTGCCACAGCATCTTCACCCGCCCGCCCGAGGCCGCCAGCCGCGCCAGACTCGCGCCATAGGCGCCCGGCTCCACCACATCGCCGCCCTGGTCCACCGCCCCGAAGACCGAGGCATAGCCGGCGATCACCGTGCCATCGGTAACGCTCACATCCCCGCCCAGCCGGCACAGCTTGGTTTCCAGCCCGAATTGCGTCCGCATCATTTGGGTTTCCTCACTTCGGCCCGTAATCCAGCACCGATTGCACCGCCTGGGTCAGGATCACCCCGACCACGCCATAGACCGTCATCCACAGCCGCCGTTCCAGGCCCTCGATCATCGCCTCGATCCGCTCCAGCCGCTTCTCGACGCCCGAAAATTGCAGCGCCATGATCCGCTCCGTCGCCTCGAAGCGCTGCTCATGCACCTCGAACGGCGCCTTGAGGTAGCGCGAGCCCTCGCCGTCCATCACTCGGCCCCGGCCAGCGGCGGCAGCCCCAGCAGGCTGCGCTTCTCGGCATCGCTCAGGAACGCCGCCTCGCCGACCCGCTTCCACTGCTGGTCCCGCTCCATCGCCAGCGCCGGGATCTGGTCGAGGTCCGGCCGCAGCTCCACCACCGCCCCCGCGAACCCCGACAGCCAATGGCTGATCGCCGCCGTCACCCGCGTCGCCAGCGGCAGCACCGTGAGGCGATAGAACGCCCGGTGCGCCTCCTGATAGTTCGCGTAGGTGGCATCCCCCGGGATCCCCAGCAGCATCGGCGGCACCCCGAAGGCCAGCGCGATCTCGCGCGCCGCCGCCTCCTTGGTCTTCTGGAACTCCATGTCCGAGGGCGAGAACCCCATCGGCTTCCAGTCCAGCCCGCCCTCCAGCAGCATCGGCCGCCCGGCATTGCGCGCGCCCTGATGGTGCATCTCCATCTCGCTCACCAGCCGGTCATACTGGTCCGCCGACAGCTGGCCCTGCCCGTCCGCGCCCTTGTAGACGATGGCGCCCGAGGGCCGCGCCGCATTGTCCAGCAGCGCCTTCGACCAGGCGCTGGCGCTGTTATGCACATCCACCGCCACCGCCGCCGCCTGCATCGGGCTCAGGCCATAATGGTCATCCTGCGGATGGAAGCTGCGGATATGGCAGATCGGATCGGGCGCGCCGGTCATGTCGAAGCGGTGCCTGCGCGCCCCCACCGTGTAGTCATAGGCCACCGGCCAGCCATCGGCCCCCGGCACGATGCTCATCCGGTCCGACCGCAGCACATGCAGCTCGCCGGGCAGCAGCCCCGCATCGCCGCCCACCGCCTCCAGATACCCGTTCCCCGACAGCAGCATCTGGCCATAGAGCGACTCCAGCAGCTCCGCCCGCCCCTGCAACGTGTTCGGCCGCCGGATCAGCTCCAGCATCGGATGCGCCTCATAGCGGCAGTCGGCATCCTGGCACAGCAACGGCACCGCCGCCGCCGCCTCGGCCACCAGCTTCACGCAGCGAAAGCCCACCGGGTTGCCGGTAAACCCGATCCGCGTCAGCGTCGCGGTATCGCGCGCGCTCCATGCCACGCGGCCAGACCCCGCCACACCCCAGGCCACCACCCGCCCCGTCGCCGAGGCCTTGGCCTCGGGCGCAGCAGGCAAAGCTCCGCCAGTCCCGGCCCGCCGGAAAAAGTCAAACACCATGTCGATCTCCTGAAACTGGTTGCCGCCTGCCGAGGGGCGTCCTCAGAGGCCCCGCACCTGCGGCCGCCGGTAGTGCGCCGCCGGCGCGATCATCAGCTCGTGCAGCGCCCAGACCAGCGCATCCACCCGGTCGGGGCTGCCGCGCCCCTCATAGCCGCACTGGCTCATGCGGCACATCTGGTCCTCCAGCGGCCCGAGCCCGCGCAGATGATGCACCCGCCCCTGCTCATAGAGCGCGGCAATCGGCTCGGCCCGCGCCGCCTTGCCGCGGCTGGCGCGCACCATCTTCAAGGGCACCAGCGGGTCGATCTGCCGGATCACCTCGGCCACCAGATCGCCGCCCTGGTTGACCTCGGCCACCAGCCGGTCGGCCCCGTGCCGCGCCATCGCCGCCAGCGCCGCCTCGGCCCACTGCGACGGCGAAGCCGCGCGCAGGCTGCAATCCTCCAGCACCCAGGCCCGCCAGTCCTTCGGCGCCCCCGCCTGCTCGATCCCCACCACCACGATGCCGCATTCGTCCGACCCGGCGTGCCCCGTCACCGGCGGATCGACCGCCACCACCACCCGGTCCAGCTTCGGCGCCGCGTCCCGCCGCGCCGCCTCAATGCCCGCCGTGGTCCACAGCGCGCCCTCCACATCCTCCAGCAGCACCCCGTCCAGCTCCTGCCGTCCGGTCCGCGTCCCGGCATAGCGGCTGCGCACCTCTTCAAGGAACGACGCCGCCAGATAGGCCCGGTTCGCCTCGGTCGGCGCATGGGTCATCACCGTCGAGGGGTTCTTCAGGATCGCCTTCAGCACCGACACGTTCTTCGGCGTCGTCGTCACCACCTGCTGCGGATGCGTGCCCAGCCGCAGCGCAAATTGCAGCATGTCCCAGACCTCGCCGCCCTTCTTCCACTTCGCCAGCTCATCGACCCAGGCCGCATCGAATTGCGGCCCGCGCAGGCTGTCCGGCTCCTGCGCCGAATAGACCGTCGCAACCGCGCCATTGGGCCAGACCAGCCGCCGCCGCGTCGCCTCCCATTCGGGCCGGCGATCCGGCGGAGAACACGCCAGAATGCCGCTATCCCCGAACACCATCACGTCGCGCACCTGATCGAAGGTTTCGCCGACCAGCGCCACCCGCTTGGCGCGCCCGGCATCCAGCGGCCGCGGCCCCTCCACCTGCATCCGCACCCATTCGGCCCCGGCCCGGGTCTTGCCCGCCCCGCGCCCGCCCATGATGACCCAGGTTTTCCAGGCGCCCTCGGGCGGCAGCTGATGCGGCAGCGCCCAGAACTCGAACAGCCAGGGCAGCGCCATCAGGGCGCCATCCCCCAGCCCGCCCAGAAACTCGTCAATCTGCTCCGGCGTCGCGCAGGCGAGCCAGGCGGCGCCCGATTTCAGCGCGTGCTGCGTCGAAGTCGAGCGCAT